CTACGGGCCGGTCGTCAATGGTCTCGGTGCTGGAGCGGAACGTATCGAACTGACCTGGCTCCCGTATCCTGCAAGCGTGGAAATTCGGGTACGGCTTCGACCCATCGGGAAGATCGGCAGACCGTAGTTCGGAGGGCTTCCGGCCAGACTCGCGGAGATGCCGCGCCAGGTGGTTGTAGACCCCGCGTCGGTCGGTCTCCGGTATCGCCGTCCGGCGGGCGTTGAGGTTCGCCAGGGCGGTCGTGATGGCCCTGACGTTAGCCGCACCGCCTCGACCGTTCCGACCAATATGGTGATGGAGGTATTTATAGCTCGACTTGAGTTCGGGATCACCCTCGGTATCCACCCATGCGTGGGCCGCTCGGAGGATCGCCGCGCCACCCTTGATCCGACCCCGCATCAGATCGCCGTCCCAGGCGTCCTCAACCCATGCCGTTAGGTGAGATGCTATCGCGCCCTTCACATCGTCCGTTACTGGCGAAGCCTTGGCCGCGACCGTAGATGTAGACGGTGACGATCCTCGGATGACCGACGAGACCTCGACCCAGTCAAGATTCGCAATCCGACGGAGTACGGTCGAGACGTCGCTGCCCTCCTGACTCACATCGCTCTCCTTCGGGATGTTGAAGCCGATGCTCCACTCGCGGACGTAGTCGCCTGCGACATTGCTGTAAGCGTCACGGCCCGCTTCGGTGTCCATATTGAATTGCATCCTGGTGAACAGCCGATACTCGTCTCCGGTGATGTATTTGGGCTGGGCGAATATTACCTTGCCGACCAGCTTCCCCTGGTCGTGGCCGGACAGCACGGGAATCGGGAGGTTCTCGCGGATGGACTTATCGAACGCGGTCGGCTCTACTATGTCCCCGTCCGCATCCATGACGCCCATCGTGTTCGTATACGCCTCGACTATACCTTCGGCCTCGTCGATGGCCTTCGCGCTAGCGATCATGGTCTTGTGGATCATATTGCCTGTTCCTCCGGTTTGAATCCCCTGGGCATCGGCATCCAGTTGAGCGTCCCGTTCGGGTGGTCGTCTACAAGGGCGGCTGCTTCCGTTGAGTAAATCAGCCCGTTCCGTTCGGAGCAAGTCCGACCATCGCCAGGGTCAATATAGGTGTCGTCAGAATCGCCGCCATCGTCAGCCTGGACGTACAAAAAACCCTGCTCCTTGTAGAACCCGACCGTGGTCTGGTTCTGCGTCCTCATTACCTCGGTGCGGGCGATCAGCCGGGAGCGGTTCTCGGTCTCGGTCAGGAGAGAGCGGATGCCTGGGAAATTGTCGTCCGGCACTCCCCGCGCCAACTGCGTGACCGTGTAGCCGCGCTCCACGCCGATCTGTACGGCCTTGCTGACAGCTTTGTTAGTTGTCCGGTGGATCATCGCGGCCCGTGTCGGAGCTTGCACCAGTGCCTCCTGCACCACGGGCAGCTTCTCGTCCCAGTCCAGCGTCCCTGCGATGCCGAGGTCGTTGATGATCTTGAACGTGCGCTTGCTGACCTTCTGGGCCGCTGCCTGAAGGATGCGCGACAGGTTGCCCGTCTCGATGGGCGGCAGCATATCCTCAACGCCGAATGGATAGTCCTTGACCACCTCGGTCTGACGCTCCATGTGACGCCCCAGGATGCCGTCTACGCGATTCCTGATGCCTCGGAAGTGGGTTAGCACCTTGGCACTCAGCGCGTCCGTCTCCTCCTCGCGATCCTCGATCAATTGCCGCCGCATTATCCGACCACGCGGGGCAACACGAGGAGCTTTCAACTCAGATAATGCCAGCGTCTGCTCGACCGGAGCCGCGTCCACGGCAACGGGTGCGGCAGCACCCTCCGCAATCTCAAACACCGACGACGGGACGCGACGCACCGCGCCGTCCGATACCGCATTGAATCCCAACTCCTCCCGCGCCTCGTTGAGAGTGATGATCCCGCCTGCGAATAGGGCAGTCAGGCGAGTGGTCGTCGCTGCCTGGTCGTCGAGGACGCCCCGCATTGCAACCCAGTCGACCGCGAGGGTTTCGTTCCCGCTGTATTCGTCGAACAGGTTGCGGTTGAAGTACCTTAAAATCCTCGCGACCATCGGCTCCAGGGTCTCGGAGTGGAAGGCCAGACGAGCCTCCCGGTAGTTGCTGAAGGTCGAACGCTGGAGTCCGACGTTGGCCCCGACAAGGATAGGAGGAACGCCGAACACCGCGCAGATGCGGGACTCGGTCAGGTTGTGCAGACCGGTCAGCTCCATGTCTTTCGGAGAGTTGGACATGGGCTGGTACTCGGCGTCATCGTCAAGGATGGCGATACGGTGGAAGTTGTTGACCCCGCCAAACTGGCTACGCCACCGTGACCGAATCGTTGACGCTTCCTCCTGGGAGGTCAGCCGACGCTTTACCTTCAGCAGACCCGACGGAACGCCAGCGTTCTGGAAATAAATCTTGGCGAAGTCCGTCATGTTGAGGTCTAGGTTGACGGTTCGTGCTGCGACCTGGAGAGGAGAGAGGCCGTAGATGTCCTCGACAGGATTGGGCAGGGCCAGGTGGCACATATCTCGTGCCTCGACCCCATACTCGGTGCCGCCCACGGTGTAGACATAGCTCTCCGCGCCATAATCCCCAGGGACGATGGTCACGCGGTCGGGCCGCAGTAGGTAGAGGGCCGAGACCTGGTCGTTCCGCGACCGCTCCTTGATGGCGTAGGCGTTGCCCGCGACCATGAGGAACGTGACCAGCCGCTCGATGAACGAGTACCAGTCGTTGTACGGGTTGGGCTTGGAGGTCAGGTCGTAGAGGAGACCCCGGTCTATCTCGACAGTACCGCCGTCGGTGGACGGTGCCTGGACATAGTACCGCGGAGATGCTGCCGAGGTTGCTAGCTCGCGGATACAGGCGTGAACGATCTCGTTTTTGCCGTATCCCTGAGATGCAAAACTCGCGTAGTTGACATCAGGATACGAGGCCACGCCCGCGTCCATGTTGAGCGGGACGGTGGTGGACAATTCCGCTTGCTTGCGGAACAGCGTGTCCCAGAACGCCAAAGCGACCTCCTCCGGCGTTCGGGCTTGCGCCTCGGACACATCGCCGGATCAGGCCACTATCAAGGATAATACCACGCCTGGTTAAACCGCGTCAATTAGCCGAGGACTTCCCCGCCCACTATGGTGACTGCCTCGTCTGGGCAGAACAGCATCATCTCGTATCGGTTTCTGATACTCCACCACCCCTGCGGTGTATGGTAGGTGAAATGAGTCCCGCCCATGAGGTCAATCATGCCGGTCGGCAGTGCCTCCTCCTCAATCCCGCACCGAACACAGGTGAATGTTTTGGGGTTGCTCAATTTAATCGACACGTCCTTCCACTGTCCCATTGCCTACTCCCCTCAATCAGCCTCGTTGCGGGACTTGCACCGGGAACAGACGATTACCGTACCGGGTGCGGCCTTCTCGGCCAGGAGCTTGCCGCACCCCTGGCACCGGAGTTCCTTGTGGATCACTAAATCGCCCCTGGCACTGATGTGTTAACAGATTGACCGTAGACAACCCGTACCGCCGGTAGGTATATAACTACCACACCCCGACCCCCGGCGCACTTGTCCGGCCATATACCGCAAGGGCCAGCGCCATGACGCAGTCGTCGTGCATCCCGTCTGGCGCAGAGTACCGGACGCCCGTCCTGGTGTACTCGTAGGCGAAGGCGTCCAACTCGGAGACGATCACGCCCTGCGGATACCTCACTTCGCCGGTCTGGATCGCCATCGCTAGACCCTCCATTAGCCTCTGCTTAGATGACGAGGAGAAGTTGTACCCCTCGACGTTGGGTAACTCCCGCTGGAGTCGTTCAACGATCGGGTCGCCGACCCCGGTAGAGTCCACGATCGCGGGCGTCAGGCCGATCTCCTGGGCCAGCCGTCGGACAGTCTCCTCCCAGGGCCACTGATAACGGTCGAACCGGCAGACGGCCCCGGTCTCGTCGAGGCCCACCACGACCGTCCAGTCAACGGACTTCGCCAGGTCTACCCCGTAGACCGCCGGAGGAGCGCCGGAGACGTCCCCGATGCAGGCTCGGATCGCTTCCTGCCCGAACGGGTTCCCGCCGTCGTCTGACGGCTCGGCGAAGTACAACTCGCGGAATACGCTTTCAGGTAGCTGCCGCTGGGCCTGGTCGATCTCCTCCGACGCTATGATCCCCGCGTCGATGGCGTCCGTGGCCGTGAGCTTCGCATAGGCCCAGCCCGGCTCCCCTCCCTCGGCCCGACGCGCCAGGGCATACGCCCAGTTCCGACGGCCCTTGACGTTGCCGATGATCCGCACCGGGCCACGGGTCGCGGTCAGGGTCGAGCGGATCGCGTGCCACGCCTCCTCCCGCATCCGCGTCGCCTCGTCCAGCACGGCGGCGTATACGTCCTCGCCGTATAGGTTGTCAGGCTTCTCGGCAGACTTGAACGAGATGATCGCACCGTTGACCAGCGTGATCGTAAGCTCGGATTCGTTGGGCGTGTACAGGGTCTCCGGCAGGCCGCGCTTGAGCCGCCGGTAGGCGATCTTCGCCTGCGGATAGACCGGGCTGATCCACCAGAACGCTTGACCCCGCAGACCGCCCATAGCCCGCTCCAGTATCCAGGCGATACAGGCGACCGTCTTGCCGCACTTCGTCGACCCCTCGATGATCCCGTAACGGTCAGGGCTGAATATCGCCGCCTGCTGCTTCGGGTAGAGGCTCGGTCTCCGATAGGTCACCGTTGGGGCCGTCGCCGTTGAGGTAGTTCCCACTTGCCGCCTCGATGCTGAAGGTTACTTCGCCCTGGGTCAGGTGGATCGCCCGCTGGTCGATTGTGATGAGCGGCTCCTTCGGTATCACGCCGTTGATCTCGCTGATCCGGTGCATGATCGACATCACCATCTTCGTCCCGGCCTCGTCGCCGGCCAGAGCCCGAGGCCACCACCGGGAGAGGAGGGTCGTGTACCGCTCCATTTGCAGGCCGCGTATCTGGTCGGCCATGCCGCTGTACTTCTCGGCAAGGTCGTTGAGGACGCGCTTGATCGACCGGTGAACCTGGGACTTGTCGACGCCCAGGGTCTCGCCGATCTGCTTCTCGGTCGCGCCGCCCTTGTATAGCTCCAGCATCTGATACCGGCGAAGCTCCCATTCGGCCCGCTTCTGCGGCGTCGGGTAGAGTCCCGGCTGCTTACGTTTGGGCATTGATAATCGCCCTCAACTCCCCGGCCACCGTCGCCTGCTCGGCTGTCCCGTCTACGATCACAATATATTTTCCCCACGCTGACACAAGGCGATTGACCTTCGTAATGCGGCCTCGGAACCAGGAGTCTGCGAAACGACTCCCGCGCCGCCATGCTCGATACTGCGCCACTAACTCCGGCACCGCGAGATAAACCATCGTAAGCTTAAAGCCTTTGGGGATAAGCTCCGATGCCGGGACGCGCCTCAGCTCCTTGATGCGGTCTCTGATGTGCATGGTCTACCTCCTCGACCCTCCTCAGAACGATAATGGATAAAGCTCCTCAAGATGCTGCCATAGCTGCGCCATTGGCCGGAGGTTCTGCGTGAGGGTAATGTGATTCACGTAGTTGTTCCGTCCAGGTCGAGTCGGAGATAAATGTATCACGTCATCGAACTCCCACCCGATCAGCCTTGACCGGCCCAGGCTTCTGAAGTGCGCCAGGACGCGGAGGTCACATCGCCGTTCGTTTGTGCCGACCAACATTCAGCGCCACAAAAAGAATCTATTACTTGGATCATTAGGGCATGTAGTCTCTACGGCGAATATTTCTTCTGCGTTTCTTTGCAGCGATACTTCCACTGTAGGAGCCGAATGGTGGCTTACCCGGTATCTGCTGCTTACTTGTGAGCGGCGGGATGAATCCATCTACTAGTCCACGTACATGCAGTGCTAGTGCAAGTGAGAACAGCGGAGGTACGGAATTCCCGATTTGTTTGAATTTATCATCGAATGGACCTTCGAATTTGAAATCTGGAGGAAATCCCTGGAGCAAGGATGCTTCTCTTACTGAGAGCCCCCTGTGTTGTTCTGGATGAACATAACGGCCGCAGGATGGCGTTCTGCATCTAGCAGTTAATGTTATCGATGGTCGGTCCCAATGCAATCGTCCATATACATCAAAGAAGCCATGTACCCTATCTAAGCACTCGGGACCAACGCCTTTTGGTCTAGAACCGCCATCTAATGGGACTTGCTTGATGAGTTCTACGGTTGCCTTGCGATGTCTCGAGGTCACATGAAGCGGATCCGACGCTGACTGTTCACCCGCCTGGAGCTGAGGCAAGTCTCCGATTGCATCTCTCACAGTGTTGAATGAACCCTCCTTCAACATACCGATGGGCAGGGAGGGGATAAAGTTTCTTGAAGCTATACAAATCAGCCGATGCCTGGATTGTGGGACCCCAAATGATGCCATATTGAAGATTTCGTAGCTGATATGATACCCATGGTCGGCCAAAACACTCCAAAACTCCTGGAAATGTCTCCAGTGTCTTTTTCCTAGGAGATCCGGAACATTTTCCATTATGATCAGCCTTGCGTTTAGTTCTACTGCTGTCTCAGCGAAACGTACTACCAGCGAACTCCTCTCATCTTGTCTCTTATCCTTTTTCTTATGGGAAGAAAAAGCCACACACGGAGGCCCGCCAATGACGATCGGAGCATCGACATCCGAGTCCTTGCGGATCATCTCAGCAACTTCAATAGGGGGAATAGATAGCAAATCCAACTGCTTAGGCTTTAAGCCGAAGTTCGCACGATAAGTTGCGTTAGCATGAATATCTGTATCTATGGCCTCTATCAATTTGAACGTTCGAAGGGACTGCTCAATAAAATGAAATCCATACGAAAGTCCACCGCAACCAGAGAATAAATCAAGCACAGGGATTTGGCCGCAGGTACTGTCATTCGGTTCGTCAACACCATCAGTCCTAGTTAATATCCGCCGAAACTCTCTACCGAATAGAGAACTGTCTTCTCGGAAACTCACATTTCTCCCTGTCACAATCTCAGTACTTAATTGCACTTGTGAATAATCCCCATCAATTTCTCAATAACCGATTCCAGACCGTTGCTTATTTGGCACTCCCAAGCTATAAACACTGTCCAATTGGAATCCAGAGGACTTCCCCGCCCACTATGGTGACTGCCTCGTCTGGGCAGAACAGCATCATCTCGTATCGGTTTCTGATACTCCACCACCCCTGCGGTGTATGGT